CTTGGGCGGCATACGGATGATTTTGTCGGTTTCAACGATGCGCCCCGCCGTCCGGGTGCGCTGACGGGCTTTCTGCTCGGCCCGGCGCTGCTCCCGGTTCATGGGATGGGCAGGCTTTGCGGCATAGCGCTGCTTCTCGGCGGCAAAGGCATTACCCAGTTCCTCAATCACGTCATAGATGGGGGCCATGTTGTTTTCATCCAGACCCAAACGGGCGGACGAGCCTGCACCGAGGATCTCGTCGATACAGTCCATGGCAATGCGTGCCTGTGCACGTGCATGGTCGCCCAGACGGACACCGCCGCGCCGGAACTGCTCCGACTCCTCGGCGCTCCTGCGCTGCATCCGCTCGTTGGCATCCTCAAAGCGGTCAAGGTCGTTGGCGTTCATCAGGGAAAATTCAAATTCCTGTCCACAAATAACCATGTTCTGGCTCCTTTCAGTTGAGCCGTGCCCCGGTTCTGCCCCGGAGAAAACTAATCACGGCATAAAAGATCCCCGTTCCGGTGTGGAGCGGGGACTGTGTTTGAAAAAAATCAGCCCTTGACGGCCTTTGCAGGCGCAGCGGACTGGGTGGCGGGGTTGTAGTCAAACTCGTCCGGCGTGCCGATGGCCTTCACGTCGCAGGCAAAGGTGGCCTTGGAACCGGCTGCACCGCCTACGTCGCTGGTGACGATGATGGCAGCGCGGCCCTGTTCGCCCTTGCCGGTGCGCAGGCTGAAATAGATGTACGGCACGATGATATCGCTGCCGGTACCGTACACAATCTTGTGGCTCAGCACAAAATCCTGAAAAGCATCGCCCACGCAGCGGTCGCCGTTGACGGTAAGGGTGCGCTGGGTGCCGGTCTTTTCGGTGACGTTGCCGGTACGGATGTACTGAGCATCCTCGGTGGTGGCGTTCAGGGAGCCGGAATGCTCCTTCACATGGTCGGCGCAGACGATCCACTTGCTTTCCTTGGTCTGGGTGCTCTCGATCTGGAACGCCAGCACAAAATCGTTCGCCGTCTCGATGCCGGTATACGACGCGCTGGGCGTGATGCCGGACTTGGTAATGGCTTCGGATACAGTCATATCAAAACTCCTTTCATTTTGGCATGTAGTAGGTCAGGCGCATCTGCAGCTGCATCTTACAGCTGCCCGCGCTGTTTGTGACGATGTAGCCGCTGTTCGTCACGGCAATGCCGGTGGGGGTTTTATTCCCGCCGCAGGCCGAGAGGTCGGGCAGGTTGTGCCGGGCATCCTGCTGCATGACCCACTCGGTAAGCTGCTCGAAAAAGCCGCTGTTCTGGATGTTAACGGAATCCATCTCGCTGTACTCACCGCGAGACAGAAAGAGGTAATTCTTCGCCATTTCCCAGCCGGAGATGTACTCGGTGATGATGGGATCACCGGGGCTGTCCTCGATGGAAAAGGCGGTGGATTCTTCTTCCAGTCCGGCAATGCGGAAGGCCGCACCGGTGGCTTCCTGCTCGTCGGCAATCAGCGGGCAGGTCTTGAGCCATGCCCGTAGGGCGGCAATGGTGGGCTTTACTTCGGACATGGTCAACCTCCCCAGAATGTGGTGACGGCCTGTGTGGCAATGTAGGCAATGGCTTCACCGTAATCGGCCAGAGCACGCTGTCCCCAGTAAGAGCCGCGCAGCCCATTTTCGCCGTGCAGACATTCGCCTTCAGGGTGAAGATAGAACTGCCTGCGTGCATAAGGTGTGTTATAGACCAGCAAGCCTTCGTCAAACTTGCTGGCTTGATTCACGCTGTTTTTCAATATGCCGGTATCGAAGGGCACGTACTGGTCGATGAGAGCGGCGGCTTTCTGCGCGGTGGCGAACTGTGCTTTCTGCAAAGCAGCGGTTTTCTCTGCGCCGAAATTTGTCCGCCAGTCCAGAGACATCTGCACACCGTCTGCCCGGAAGCGATATCCGGCAGGCTGTTCAAAAATGGGCTTGCTCACAGTCTCAGCTCCCTTCCACGTGCCAGTGGGGCAGCAGCGGTTCCCGGTCGTCCGAGACAGCCGCCGCCGTACAGCACAGGTGCGTTTTTTCGAGTTTGGCATACTCTTCTGCGGTCAAGGCAGACACCGTGCCCTGCACCAGCTTCCAGCCGCGTTTCAGGGTCCAGTGCTTGGCCTTCTCGGCAGCAGGCAGAGCCGCCCACTGAGCGTAGGGCAGATAGCCCATGGTGCACACGCTGGCCGGGATGCGGATGTGCGTAGTGCGCTCCGGGTCCTTGGAAGTACCGGAGCCGGAGGTGGAGCGGCATTCCCGCCAGCTGCACCCGGCGAACACCCAGCACAACGGCCTGTCCGTCTCGGTGGCAGTGTCGTGGATGAGGTTCACAACAGTAACGGCTGTCTGCATCACAAAATCCCCCTGTACAGAAGGCCGTGCGGGTCACTGCCCAGCGCGGTGCGGATGATCTCATAGGCTTCCTGCCGGGCGGCGGCGGCGGTCACACTGGCATTGCTACCAAAGGTGACGCTGTAGCCGTCGTTGGAGACGCTTGCAGCACCCGGCACAGCACCCGCCGCAGACGTAGCGGCCAACAGTCCGATGATCTGCGTGCAAGCATCTGCCAGCGCTTCCCTGCAGGCCTCGCACCCGGCGGCGTGGCTCTCTGCCCGGCCAAAGGTGGCGGCATCGATTATGCGGGAAGCACGGCTGCACAGCACACCGAACGCCGTTTCCGGCACCGTGCCGCCCGCCGCCGCATACTGGTCATAGGTGCAGTAGAGCATGGCCTTACGCCTCGATGCGCTTGATGTACAGGGTCTTGGGCTTGGACACCTTGATGCCGTACACCTTGCGGCCCTGCACAGCGGATGCGCCGATGTACTTGCCGGAACCGCCCAGATCCTGCAGGTGCACCGGGGTCTGCCACTCCATGACGCGGTGGCACCAGTTGGGGTGGCCGCAGATGAACTCGGTGGTGGTTTTCTTGCTGGCCACGCGGGTGGTGTTCTCAAAATCCATGTTGTTGGACTCGTACACCGCAAAGCCTGCGATCTGGCCCACCGCGCCGGCCTGCACCAGCTGCTGGGACAAATCGCCCTGCTTGATGAAGCGGTCGTCCTGCATGAGGATCTCCAGATACTCGGGGCTGACGATCATCCAGCGGCCGGCCTGCGGCACGCCGTTGCGGCTCAGGGTGCGCTTTGCAGCCAGAGCCTCCTTGTAGGCGGTGGAAACGGTGCAGGCGGTCTTGGTGGCGCTGATGTTGGCACCCGCTGCGCCCTGCAGCGCCTCGATGGACTTTTTGTCGATGGACAGAGCCATGGAGTAGCCTGCGCTGTCCAGACGCTCGGCGGTGATGCCGTCGGGCACGGAAGCGGCGTCGAAGCCGTCGATGATCTCGTTCACGGCCTCGTCGTTGTCGATGTCCAGATCCAGATAGGTGGTGGTGCCTGCATCGGCATCCACACCGTTGGCCTTGTCGTAGGCCTTGACGGCAACCTCAGTGTCGCGGACAGGGATCTTGACCTTACCGGCCTTGGGGCTGCCCTCATAGCGGTTGTTGAAGATGGTATTGTCGCGGGTGACCAGAGTCGCACGCAGCTTTGCATCCACCAGAGCGGAGTAACGCTCCTGACTTGCATGTGCCATAGAAATCTCCTTTCGTTGTTACAGGTTCAGTTCAGGGTTCAGGGATTTGAAAGCGGCTTCCACACCATCGCTGTCGTTGGCGGGCGGGGCACCGTGCTCGGCTCCGGTGGAGACCACGGCCACACCGGCTGCACCGTCCTCACCAAAGGCCCACGGATTCGCCTTGGCAGCATCGTCCAGTGCCTTTGCAATGTCGGTACTGCGGTCGGCAGAGCCTTTCAGGGCATCCAGATCCAGCAAAGCCCGCACTGCCTTGACGCTGCGGCCCTTCTTGCTCATGATGGCGGCATTCAGGGCATTATCGAAGGCAAAGCCCTCGGCCTGCGCCTTCATGTCGGCTTTCAGCTTGGTGACCTGCTCCTGCAGGCCTGCCACGTCCACGCCGTCAAAGGCTTTCAGGCCGTCCTGTGCGGTTTTGAGCTGGGCGTTTGCGTTGTCCAGCTGGGTCTGCAGGGCGGTGGCGGCAGACTTCTCCCGGTTGATGTCTGAGCCGTTCTCCTGCATGATCCAGTTCAGCTGTTCATCGGTGATGCCGGGGATCTTGTTCTTCACGTCTTCACGCTTCATGGTGGAAACTCCTTTCGTGTGTGAGACCTCAGTTTTTTACACTGTTCTCTGTCAGTATTCGGTCGTGGGCGGGGTACGCGCCGCCCGCCGCATGGCACCGTTTGCAGGACTCGAACCTGCCGCTTCCGGTTTTGGAGACCGGCGCTCTTCCGACATGAGCTAAAACGGCATGAAAAAACCACTATGAAGCCTTTTTCTGGGCACATAGTGGTTAAAATGGGGGATTTCTGTGAATGACTTTTACGGCTTCACCTCCACACTGGGCAGGATGTCAGTGTGGAAATAGAGCTTGTAGTGGTAGGGGTCGGTATGGGTGCCGGTGATGTCCTCTACCACATACATGGTGTAGTCGTTCAGGTAGATGTAGTTCTTGCGGTAGGAATCCGGGCCGACTTTCACCGTGCAGACCAGCTCATTGTTTGAGTTGTTGGAGATGGACATGTAGCCTTCGGCTTCCATAATGACCTTATCGGTGCGGGCGTTGTAGACGGTGATCTTGCGCTCACTCTCGAAGTAATCTGCCTGCTTGGAGATGTTGTAGTTGGCCTTTTCGGCTTCGCTGGAACAGCCACACAGCAGAATGGATGCGGCCAGCGCAAGGGCGAGAAGAATCTTTTTCATGGTTCGTTCCTTTCTGTAAAAATGGGCAAAAGAAAACCACCGTCCGGGTGGATGGTGGTTAAGGTTATTCGATGTCGGGCGGGAGCTTGCCAAGTTCTTTCAAAATACTGTAGCAGTCACGAGCATACATCTGACGGTGTACAGTTCTGTCCCACCCATCGTAAAATGAGTTGCAAATATCATCATATGCCGGATCTACAGGAGTTTCCAGAAGAACCCGCTGCATTTCCCTGACTTCCTGTTCTGTGTAAGAAGGTTTATTCGTAGAATTTGGCACCATTTTTCTGCAACTCCTTTATGCAGTCCGAAATAACCCCTTCTGCCTTTTCAAGAACCTGTTCATCCGTCAGCGTGGACTTGAGCAATTCATCAATTGCGCAATCCATTTGCCGAATGGCCTGTTTCGCGGAGCTTTCTTGAAAAGTCGAAGTCTTTTCGATTGCGTAAATATGCCCATCATGCCCAAGAGCAGTAAGCAGCTTCAAATTTGCGTTTCGCGTAAATTGCCGCAGATCACCATTTGAAAAGCTACCGCACGCAGGATGGGTATGAATCGCAATATAGGGTACATCCGGGTTTGGTAGCTGAACAGAATGACCATCCGGCAAGCCGATGATATCCTTCGTCAGCGGCTTCATTTTGATGTCGAACACCCTTCCCACTTCAACATTTTCCGGTTGCTTGGAAGCGACCATGAGAAGGCGCTTGTGGGCGTTTTTCAGCTGTTGCTGCCCGGCGGCATCCAGCGTGTCACAGCTGAATGCCTTAACATTTGCGATTGACTGCATTGTAACAGGTTTTGGCTCCATGTTCAAGCTCGAATAAACAGAGGAGTTTTTCTTCGCCGCCCAATTCGCCCTGCTGGCTTCGCTCCTGCCGAACTTCGGCACGCTGACACGGGCGCTGTCCACACGGCCACCGGTGGCCTGCGTAAAGTCTTTCAGGCTCTGGCGGGCGGCTCTCAGGCGCACAGCGCTGTCGGTGGGGTCCAGCCCGGCAGCATCCTCGGCCAGATACCGCTTTTTCCAGCGG